AATGCGTTGTTTGCGTGGGAGAAGGGAGATGATTGGCCGTGATGAATAGTTTCTTCGACAGTCAGTTATGCGACAGCAGCGAAGAGGTTTGCCGGAAGTGCAGGCGTTCCCGGGAGTATCGTCGCGGAATCCTCTCATCCTTCGACGAGCCGACGGATGAGGATTTTGATTGTCCGAAGGGCAAGACGGAGGAGGACTTTCCTCAGGAGTTCGAGTTGAACATCTTTCAGATGGGAATGGGTTTTGCAAGGGCCATGGCTGATGAGGCTAATGCGATAAAGAACCGCAAGCCACCGGTTCCGGACGAGGAGTACCAGAGGCGGCTCTCCGTTTGTGGCGACTGCGAGTTCCTCAAGGGTGGTACTCGCTGCGCCAAGTGTGCCTGCATCATGAAGTTCAAGGCGAAGCTCAGGACTGGAAAGTGTCCCATTGGCAAGTGGTGATGCGTATAGTGTCATAAAGGAGATTTCGACAATGCTGATTTCGGCCGCGATTATCGTCAGGAACGAGGAAGCAATTATGCAGCGGTGCCTTGACTGTGTGAGCATGTTTGCTGACGAGATAGTGGTGGTGGATACGGGCTCCACTGACAAGACCAAGGAGATTGCCGAGAAGCATCCGAAGGTCAGGCTCTTCGACTCGGACCACTTCGGTCCCTGGACGCACTACTCGGAGTTCAGCTTCAGCGTCGCCAAGAACGAGGCGATTCGGAAGTGCGATGGAAAGTGGGTCATCTGGTGGGACGCCGATGATGTGATAAACCAGGAGAACGCCGACAGGATTCGGAAGATTGCAGAGGAGACGGACGAGGTCTGCCTGTTCAGCTTCCTGGTCACCTTCGGACCCTTGTCGTTTGAGCACTGCCGGATGCTCCGCAACGGCAGCAGGCTCATGTTCGACGAGACGCACTCGGTTCATGAGTTCCTGAACACCATGGGATTCCCGAACCATTCTCGCAAGGACGTGCACATAGTTCACGTTCCGGATAAGAAGGAGGTTCCCTCTCCGGAGCGCAACGTCGCCATCATGGAGATGGACTACTATCAGCGGGGCATGGATGACGCGAGGACGATTTTCTACCTGGCTACCGGATACCGAGAGGTCGGTAAGAAGCCGGAGGCGATAGAGCTCTACAAGAAGTACCTGGAGAAGTCGGAGTGGTGCGAGGAGCGGTTCTTCGCGAGGTACTTCATGGCGCAGGTGATGGTGGAGCTGGAGCGCTACGGAGAGGCCCGGCAGGAGGCGCTCAGGGCGCTGGCGGAGGACTACAGGTTCGGCGGTGAGGCTTGCACCCTGCTCGGAGACCTGTCGTTCCGCGAGAAGGATTACAAGAGGGCGCAGAGCTGGTTCATGCTGGCTGCCGACACGCCCGTCCCGGCTGATGCCAAGCTGTTCGTGACGAAGGTCCTTTACGAGGGCTATCCTGGGGCGAGGGTGAGGGACTGCCATGAGGCCCTTGTTGGCAAGACCCCGAAGCTGCCGGCGCCGGGAGAGGCCCCTGCGAGAGTGACTGACGGCTCGTTCGAGCTTCCCTCTGATGAGGATGAGGCGATAATGGCCGGCGGCGTCTTGGCAGCCATAGCCAGGCTGAGCGGCGGGCGGTACCGGGTGGTGGTCGGTGAGCGGCCTGAGGTCAAGGCCCTGGTCGGAGCCGTCGAGGAATTGGAGGAGTTTGACGGAAATGGCGCGGTTTCCTTGATATTGCCACCTACCCTGAAGGGGCGCTCGCGAGAGGAGTGGTACGGCAGGGCTGCCGGCCACGTCCAGAGCGACTGGGCTCCCATCGTCAAGGAAGCCAGGAAGGTATCAGAGGAAGTCAGGAGGGCTATGAATGCCAATTGAAGTACTTTACGACACCAGCAGCTTGCCGGAGTGCGACCTGGTGGGCATCCTGACCGCTGAGACGCAGCTTTGTGGAATTATTAACAATTGCCCGTTGAGGAGGAGAGCCGTGCCATTCTATCCGATGGACTTTTACGCCGACAATAACAGGCGTCTGAGATGCTACATCCGGGATGGCGACCTGAACATCGTCGACCTGACCGGCGCAACCTGCATATTCACCGTCAAGATGACCAAGGATGACGTCACGCCGGCTATTCAGAAGAGCACGGCTGTTTCTGGGGAGGGGCAGATTGGCTCCGCCGACCAGGGGGAGTGCTTCTTTTACCTGGTGCCGGCGGATACGTCGAGCCTCGCCATTGCGCAGTACAGGTTCGACGTTACGGTCATCCTTGCTGACGGCAATGAATACACGACCGTCGAGGGCGTCTTCAATCTTCTCCAGCCGGTTCGGTAGCCTCTGCCCCTTGGGCGTATAGTAGGCCGGAAGCCAGTGGAGATTTGAATGTCGGCAATTTTCGTAAATGATGCGGGCCAGCTCGTGGTTAGCTGTCCATATGAGTCTCGCAAGGTCGTGAAGTCGGCCGGCGGCAAGTGGGACGCGGTGGTGAGAAAGTGGACCCTCGCCTTCAGCCCGGCCGCCGTTGAGCGGCTGATAGACAACCTTCCCGACCCGCAGGTTCACCCGGATGTTGAGAAGGTCCTGGTTGAGACCATCGAGCGTGAGAAGAAGCTCAGGAAGATTCGGGCCATGTCCAGTGTGGACCATCCCGTCAGGTTGAAGGTCCCGGGGCTGACGGGAGCCCTGTACAACTACCAGAAGCTCGGGGTCATGTTCGCCTTGGCGAACGGGCGTGGCGTCCTCATCGCTGACGAGATGGGGTTGGGCAAGACCTTGCAGGCCATAGCCACTGCTCTCTTTCTCAAGGAGAGGGGAGAGATAAGCGAGGCCCTCATCGTCGTTCCTCCCTCGCTCAAGTACAACTGGGCCATCGAGATTGAGAAGTGGACGAAGGAGTCGTACGTGGTGGTGGACGGAGCGCCGGACGACAGGGTGGCGCAGTGGCTCAAGAAGGATGTGTTCTTCTACGTGGTCAACTTTGAGCTGCTGCTGGAGGACCTCTTCGGCGGCAAGGAGTACAAGGCGAAAGAGGACGAGACCAAGCAGCAGCTCGTGGAGAGGGAGGCGAAGATTGCCAGGGCGCAGAGGCGGGCCCGGATACTGGCCCCGGTCCGCGAGAGGATGTGGGGGCTCATCGCGGTGGACGAGGCCCAGGCGCTCAAGAGCGCCTTGTCGAAGCGGACGATGAACGTCAGGAGGCTGCGGGGCAGGTTCCGCATGGCGCTGACCGGCACGCCGATGGACGGACGCCTCGAGGAGCTTCACAGTCTGATGGAGTTCGTCTGCCCCGGCCTTCTGGGCAGCCGCACGGTATTCCTCCAGAGGCACGCCGAGACGGATGTGTTCGGCAAGGTGGTCAAGTATAAGCGCGTCGGCGAGGTGAGGGAGAAGATTGCGCCGCACTTCCTTCGAAGGTTGAAGAAGGACGTCCTGGACGACCTGCCCGACAAGGTGTACTCCAACCGGATGGTGGAGCTCACGGGCCAGGAGAAGAAGGTTTACAAGGAGCTTGCCGGACACGGGCATGCGGCGACCGAGGATGCGGCTGCCCTGGTGGCGTGCATCAGGTGCAAGCAGTTCTGCGACAGCCCGAGTCTCTTGGCCGACGCCCTTGAGAAGGCGGAGGAGGTTGACGAGAAGGAGGTCAAGAAGCTGCGGAAGATGAAGGAGAGCAAGCTGGACGCCCTGAGGGATGTTCTTCAGGAGGTGGTGGTGGACAACGCTCACAAGGTGCTGGTGTTCAGCCAGTACGCCTCGATGGTCAAGGTCCTCATGAGGGTGTTCGACGAGATGGGGCTGAAGTATCTCTGCATCTGGGGCGACACGCCGAAGAAGGAGCGCGCGGAGTATCAGCAGAGGTTCAACACCGACAGGACGATTGACCTCATGGTGGGTACGGAGGCGATGAGCGCGGGCCTGAACTTCACGGCGGCCGACTACGTCATCAACTACGACGACAACTGGGCTCCGGCGTTCATGGCGCAGCGGGAGGACAGGGCGCACAGGATAGGGCAGAAGAACACCGTTACCGTCATCAATTTCGTATGCGTGGATACAATAGAGGAAAGGATACGCACTGTCCTCTACCAGAAGTCGAAGATTTCGGCGCAGGCACTGGGTGACGACCTGGATGAGATGGTGCTGAAAAGGCTAGGGCCGAAAGACACGGCCAAGCTGCTGTAGGGAAGAGACGATGTCATTCAATGATACCATGGACCTGGAAAGGTCGCTGCTGCGGGCGCTCTCGAAGAGCGTCATGATGTGCCGGAAGTATATTCAGTCAGTCCGGGAGGAGTGGTTCACCACCGACGAGAGGGCGTTCGTCTTCCATGTCATGATGGAGACGTTCCGGGCCTCCAAGTCCATCCTGACGGCGAAGGTGCTGGAGTACGAGGTTGAGAAGCGCATCGAGGAGGAGGAGCGCAAGCACTACCTGGGCGAGTGGAACTTTATCGAGGCGGTTGCGGTTGGCGACCCGCCGGAGGCCATTATCGACCGTTTGCGCGAGGCGCATGCGGGTCGCGTGATGATGGGGAGCATAGAGGATGTCGTGCTGAAGGCGGAGGCCGGGGACATCGTCGAGGCCATCTCCATGTTCAAGCAGGCCGCGGTCTCCATGAACATCGGCAAGCACGACCAGCCGATAGTTGAGTTGACCGACTACCGCCACCGCTTGAAGCTCATCAAGGACAAGAAGGAGCATCCGGAGAAGTACCTGGGCATCAAGATTGGATTCAAGACGTTCGACAAGCGCACGGGAGGGCTGTTTCCCGGGGAGCTGACGCTCATCGCCGGTGTGACGGGGCTGGGCAAGTCCACCCTGGTCAAGCAGCTTCAGAAGGGCATAATAACGCTCAACAAGGATAAGAACGTCCTCCACATCGCGAACGAGGAGTCGCAGATGCAGGTGGAGACGAAGTTCGACGCTCTGATGAGCGAGGTCCCCTATCTGGACTTCAAGCTCGCGAAAATCTCCGACGACGACCTGGACAAGTGGATAAGCTCGATGACCCACGACTTGAAGAAGCCAGGCGTCGGCAGGGTGTTCATCAAGGAGGTGCCGGCGTTCACGGACGTGACGCTGATAGAGCAGGCTTACCGGGAGCTCGAGGCCAAGGGAATCAAGATTCACGTCATCGTCATTGACCATCTTCCGCACGTCATCCCCATTATGAAGGCATACGGGGAAAACGACGAGAAGGCCAAGGCCGCGGCGGACTGTAAGCAGCTGGCGAAGGACCTGGACTGCTCGGTGGTGATTCCGACCCAGGCGGCTACGGAGGTTGAGGCGAAGCAGCAGAAGGGCCGCAGGGCCGGCAAGCTGGACGTCTACGGCTCCAAGGCGCAGATTCACGTGGCGAACACCTTCATCATCATCACGGACAAGGGGAAGGTCCCGGACGATAAGCTGGAGGAGTGGCAGAGGGATGTCATGTGGCTGGCCGATATCAAGAAAAACCGGGATGGACCGCCGTTCTGCTTCAGGTGCCGGCACTACGTCCAGTATGGCAAGGTGGTGGAGACCGCCGCCAACGACGAGCAGGAGAGCGATGAGGAGCACGCCGCCGACGACGCCGAAAGGGCGGAGGCTGCCAAGGCTGCCGAGGAGGAGATTAAGAGCGACCAGGAGACTACGGAGGAGCCCGTTCAGGAGCCCGCCGAGAAGGTTGAGGAGCCGACGCCTCAGAAGAGGAAGGTGAGGATACCCAGCAGCATTGCTCGTCATGGTGACTAGGGGCGTATAATAGCGCGTGGGCCCATCATAGGCATGAAGGGCAGAACTTAGGCAAAAATGGCAAGGAGGGCATCTCGAATGTCGCACGAACTAATCGCTCATCAGAACATCGGGGACGAGTTCTCCGGGACTTACTACGTTCAAAGCGCCTACATCAAGCAGACGGTCCAGAAGAAGGACTACACCGACATGGTCCTGCGGGACAAGTCGGGGGCGCGCTCGGTCAAGTACTGGGGGACGGTGAAGGACCTGTCGAAGGGATGCTGGGTCTTCGTCGCCGCCATGGTGGAGGAGTACCTGGGCAATCCGTCAATCATCACCAGGAACATCGAGCTCGCGGACGAGCCGGACGACCTGGACGACTACATCTCCATCTATGACGGGTTCAAGGACCTGGCCGACGAGTTCGACGTCCTCAGGGGCGAGCTGAAGGAGCTCGAGGTGAAGACCGAGGACGAGACTTGCAGCATGATGGTGGACGAGGTCTACCGCTCGGGTTCGTTCTTTGACAAGTTCGTTCGCTGCCCCGGTTCGGATGGTCCGAGTTACGGGAAGCAGGGAGGGCTGCTGGCCAGCGTGGTCAGGGTGGCCCGTCACGCATTGGACGCGAGCCAGTTCTACGAGACCAGTGACATGGAGAAGTCCGTGCTCCTGACCGCGGCCCTTCTGTGCCGGGTCGGTGGCGCTGACGCCTACCAGTTTGAGGACTGCATGCCGGTGATGAACCGGAGCGGAATCCTCCTTGGCGTTCCGAACCTTACGATGACCAGGGTGAGCAACGCCCTGAAGCGCGTCAAGGCGTCGGTTAAGAAGGAGGAGTCCAAGAAGGAGATTGACTCGGAGGTCATCCTGCGCGTCCTGCACGCGGTCGTGGCCGCGAACAAGACCTGCGGCGTTGAGGCGATGACGAGGGAGGCCATGGTCCTCCAGGGCGTCGTCGAGCTGGATGCCGAGGTCGTTGACGCTCTTGACTTCATCGACAACGACGTGAACGAGGATGACGAGTTCACAGCGTTCGACCCGAGGATGCGGCGCCGGTACTTCAAGGGGTAGGTCTCCCATGGAGCTTAGCATTCGGGACAGGCAGAGGTACCGCAACATCGAGTGGCTGATGCCGTCCGTGGATGTGGTTGGCGTCCTGGAGAAGCTGGGCGTCGAGAAGATATCCCCGCACGGCGATGAGGTGGAGGCGATGTGTCCGGACCACCACCTCTTCGTCGGGCATGACCCGTCGCACGCCAAGTGGGCCTGCAACGTGGACACCGGTAAGACCTACTGCTTCACGGAGCCAAGGGGCTCCAACTTGATTTGGACCGTTACGCGGCTGCTTGACTGCTCGCCGCGTGACGCCGTCAAGTTCATGACAGGCAGCGACGCCTCGAAGCTCCAGGGTGCGGCCATCCTTGGAAAGATAAGCAAGATGCGCCGCGGCAAGTATGAGAAGGAGCGGGACCCGGTGCGGCTGGACGATATCAGGAAGGACCTGGTGGACCGTTACATCTCGCAGGCGTGCTACGACTTCTTCACTGACCCGCCGGCCAAGAAGCCCTGCAATATCTCGCGAGCGACGGTGGACCGCTACCGCGTGTTCGAGAGACGGTGGGGGTACTACAGCAACCGGGCGGTGGTGCCGTTCTTCATGAACGGCGAGCTAGTGGGGTTCTGCGCCATAGACCTGCTAGGTGAGAGGCAGTGGCTCCTGGAGCATCCGCTGAATGACGAGGGCGATTACAAGAAGACCCTGTACCCGCTGAACTTCCGTTCAAAGGAGTGCCTGTTCGGCTATGACGATGTCACGCCGGGGTGCGAGAAGCTGTTCGTAACGGAGGGTGGCAGGGAGGTTATGAAGCTGTTCCAGGAGGGCTACGAGGATGCGGTGGGGTGTCTCAAGTCGGACCTTAGCGACGAGCAGATTCTGCTCATATCCAAGAAGGCGCCGAAGGAGGTCGTGCTCTTTTTCGACGGAGACAGGGCGGGCTGGGCGGCGACGGACAAGAACGCTGAGAAGTTAAAAAGGGTTTTTCGGGTGCGAAAATGCTACTTACCCGTGGGAATTGACCCCAAGAACATGAGTGCCAACGAGATAGAAAAGTTGGTAAAAAGGTCAAAATCCACTTGAAGCAGACCTTTCCTTGGGCCATATTGGTCAATCAGGCAGACCGATTTGGTCTTTACATCACGCCGATTTTCGGCAAGAGGCAAGGAGAGCAGCATGTCCACGTCCACCCGCGGCGACTCGGGGCCGCGTCAGAAGTTCCCAGTTACCTTCCGCCAGCCCATCCGTTACGAGGAACCCACTCCAAAGCGACCCGTCTCCAAGGAGATGATGGCCGAGCATCTTGGACAGGAGAGGCCCTGCATCACGGTGGCCCAGACCTACTATGCGGACGGTCTCTACAAGAGCGTTTCCAATCTCGTCTTCAAGCTCGCGGTGAAGTACCACCCAACCTGTCCCCGGTCGGAAGTGGGGGACATGGCGCAGGACTGCTGGGTTAGAATCGTCAAGAAGCTACACCTCTACAGGATGAACCGCTCCTGCTTCACGACGTGGGTTTACAAGGTCTGCTCGTCGGTGTTGAACAAGAGCTACAAGCGTTCCAAGAAGAGGGCCTCGAGGTACGTCGAGATGCCTGACGGGTTGGATGAGAACCGGACTCAGGAGGAGGCGGCTCTGGGTGATTTCAGGAACACTATTGACTTGAAGGGTATAATAAGGAAGTTGAAGGTCTTGTATCCTGAGAGGAAAAGTATGATTGACGCCATATTCGTGAGCCGCGACGGTCTGTACAATTCGGATGTCGTGTACAGGAGCGCAGCCGTGAGCTGCGGGTCGACGGCTGCGAAGGTGTCGAGGTTCTTTAAGGAGAAGGTGAGGCCGTTTTTTATTGACCAGTTTAAGGAGAGCACCGATGAGTGAAGTTGTAGACCCGGTGGCGGAAGCCGCGGAGCTGGAGGCAGGCAAGTGTTTCGGAGAATGGGACGGCGATGACGTGGCGTGCCTGAAGAAGTGCGACCTGAGGGTTCAGTGCGAGACGAAGACCAAGATGGCCGGCAAGGTGAAGGCCGACCCTCCGCCAGCGCTGGACCAGGATGACGGACTTATGGAGGCGGACCCTGGCGAGACGCTCATGGGGACGCTGCGGGCTCGTTACGATATTGAGACGTCCAAGGCCGGCGCGGTGACGGAGTCTCGCTGTTCGTGCAAGGACGGCACCTTCGCAGTCCTGATGAGGGCCCACGACGACGGGTCTTACTACTTCAGGACCAATGAGGCAGAGCTTCAGTTGGAGAGGTTGGAGTCGGCCCGCCAGGCGATTTCGATTTTCCAGGCAATCCTCGTGGTATGAGGGTTAGCGAGTACCCTTGGTACCGCCCTGACTTTCCAGAATACAACGTAGCCCAGAGGGCGGTAATACCCTTTTGCGAGCAGGACGCGAACATGGTCGTGTGCTTCGGCACGGCCGTCGGCAAGACGGTCATCGCGGAATGCTGCTTCGGATACCACGTCGCCAACGGCGGCAAGGTGGCCTATGTGTCCCCCTACCGGAGCCTGTGCGCTGAGAAGTTCGAGAAGTGGGGGGAGGATATCTACTTCAGGGAGGGGCAGGTGGCGATTCAGACCGGAGACCGCCGTTCCAACGAGCGCCGGCTGAAGGCGGCTGCAATCACTGTGATGACGTCCGAGTCCTTTGACAGCCGGACTCGCGTAGGGGGTGCCTGGAGGGAGTGGATGAGGGAGCTTTCCTGCGTCGTCTTCGACGAGGCCCATATGATTGGTGACCCTTCGAGGGGTGCGGCCGTAGAGGCTTCCATGATGAGGTTCACGGAGTGCAATCCGGACTGCCGGATGGTGCTCCTGTCGGCGACGATGGACAACGCGCTGGATGTGGCGACGTGGGTCAAGTCACTGAACGGGAAGCAGACGAAGTGCTTTCAAAGTGACTGGAGGCCGAACCAGGTGAGCGTCGAGGAGTTCCCTGAAAGCGGTTGGGAGGATATGATTAGTAAGACGGTGGAGCTCGCCGGTGGCGGCTCCGGGAAGACTATCGTCTTCGTTCATTCGAAGATGGTGGGTAAGACATTGGTTAAAAGGTTGAGGAAGGCTGGAGTTAAGACTGCCTTCCACAACGCCTCGGTGAGAAGAGGCATGCGCGAGAGGATAGAGAGGATGTTCGACGACCCTTATTCGGGATTGGACGTTCTAGTCAGCACCTCGACGCTTGGAGCTGGAGTTAATATCGGATGAGCAATATGGAAATCAACTCAGAGGGCGTGGCCCTTGAGTGCCTGAAGAAGGACTGTCTGGAGTGTCGCCGTTGCGCGATAGGGGGAAGGACCCTGGACGGTTCGGAGTGGCAGCTTGAGCCGGACGAGGACGGTGTCTCCAGGTCTATTGGGAATGTCTTCTCGACGATGAACTTGGAAGCTAAGCTGATGGTCGTTGGGCAGAACCCCGGAGCCGACGAGGTCGGAGTCGGAGAGCCGTTCGTCGGTGCCTCTGGGAAGGTTTTCGAGGAGGCCCTGAAAAGGATTGTCGGCCTGGAGAGGAAGGACCTCTACATCACCAACGTGGTGAAGTGCCACACGCAGGCCAACCGGAAGCCGACCCAGGGGGAGATGGACAACTGCCGAGACTTTCTGGACCTGGAGATGAAGCTGGTGAAGCCGGACGTGGTCGTGGCCCTCGGGTCGCTCGCGTTCAAGGCGATGACCGGCATGGCGGGAATCATGAAGAATTGCGGAAGGCTTGTCGTTAGCCCTCGGTATCTGGTGCCGGTCGTGGCGATGCTCCATCCGAGTCCGTACAACAGGAACAATCCGGAACGCCGCAAGATGTTCGAGGAGGCGATGGCCTCCCTGGCGGAGGAGCTGAGGGGCTGACATGGCGGACACGGTGGTCATTGTGGGCCTCCGACGCGGAGGCTCGTTGATTCGGGCGAGCGAGCTGCGACAGATGATGGGTCGCGCCGGCCGCGAGCATGATGAGGAGGCGGTGGTGCAGCTGGTGGTTGACGGCTCTGACGAGGGGGTGGCCGACGAGATGCTTTCGGAAGGGGCCACGACGGTGAGCTCCAGCCTGTCTGACCCGGATATGCTCGCGATGGCCCTCATGCCGGAGATACATCGAGGAAAGGTGACTGACATGGAGTCGGTGGCGGAGTGGTGCTCTCGCAGCTTTTGTCCCAATCCGTCCGCTGAGAAGGCGGTTGAGCTGCTGAGGGAGGTTGAGGCGGTGACGATGGAGGGTGGCCGTTTGAAGGCTACAGAGATAGGTTCCTGCGCTGCGAGGTTCTACTTCCATCCGGCGGACGTATTCGCCTGGTGGAGGAATTTCTCAGAGGTTTTCAACATGGGGCTGGAGGATAACGAGCTGGCTCCCGCGTGGGCTCTCGGGAACGTTCCGTTTGAGAGGGTGGTAGGAGACCTGGGAGACCGCCGGCAGATAGCCTCGGACTGCGCCTCCAGGCTTCCACTGGGGCTGGACGCGATGAAGGGCAGCCTCATCAATGTCGTAAGCTGGTGGTACCTCATTGGAGGGCCGTCGCCGGGAAGCATTCGGCCGGCGTGCCTGGAGAGGAGAAAGGGGTTCGGTCGCTACAAGGCGGCGCTGGAGGCGCTCAACAGGGCGGCCAAGTGGGGAATGTCGGACTTTTTTGAGGAGCTGGAGCTGAGGGTCAGGAAGGGGCTTGTCCCCGACCTTGTTCCGTTGTGCCGGTTCTCAGGGATTACGAAGGCGAGAGGGAAGTACCTCCACGAGCTGGGAGCGAGGGGCCCGGATGATTTTTCACGGATGATTGGAAAGCTGGACGAGGATATTGAGGATGACTTCAAAGAGGTCCTTGAAAGAATTGCGAGGAGCCGAGGCGCAGCGCGCGGTTGATGCGTGCGAGAGGGCCATGGAGTCCGGCGCAGTGAGTTCCAGGCATGTTCGAGACGTGCTTCGATGCCGCGGCGTCGGGCTGTTCGGAATTGAGAGGTTCCTGGCAGCGCCGGACCCGGTGGTGCGTGGATTCGCGGCCATGGTGGTCGCGAGATTCGCTCCTGACAGGGTCGTCGAGGCTATATTGAAGGAGAAGGAGCGCTCCGTCCTGACCGTGATGCTGAAGGCGTTGGAGGACGAGTGCTATGGAGACGTCGATGAGTTGACGAGACTGCTGCGAGTGGACGATGACGTCATGGTGGAGCAGGCTCTTCAGTTCTTCGTGAGCGTCGGCAGGTCAGCCCTGCCGTTCACTCTCGCCATGGTGGACGACGATGAGATAACCGAAAGGGTGAAACGGTATTTGAATGAGCAAGGATGGCTCAAGTAAGCATCCGGTGTCGGAGAACCGGGCCGAGAGATTCATGGGCGTCGTCTACGTGCTGGCGGCGGAGTTCGGCATAGACGACATCGACTCCGTCTACCACTATGTGGAGCTCCTTGGCGAGGCGGTGGCCCGTCACGTGTTCGAGCAGTACCACAAGGTGTCGCCGCAGAAGAAGGTGCACAATGACAGGAAGCGGTTCATCGCCATATTCAAGAGGCGTTACGCGGAGCTCCTGGACCTTGAGTACATGAAGACGGTGACGCCGGTTGAGATGAAGCTCGTGAACCAGGCCAACAAGGCGCTGATGAACGAGGGCTTCTCCCCGGATGATTTTCTGGAGTGGGTGTTTGAGAAATTTTTGGTCGATAATCCGAAGTTCTGTCCGCCCACGATGAAGTCGCTGTGCTCCCAGTTCATCCTGCATTCGTTCTTTACGGAGAACCGTGAGTTGAAGGACGCGAGGAAGCGCCAGGAGCTTGACAGGAAGGCCGGAATGGACCTTATCCAGAGGGCTCGCGGGCTTATCCGAGGCGGGATGAGCGAGGACCATGAGAAAAAAGTCAGAAAGGTGCTTCAGGATTACGCCGACAGGGATATAATGTTGTCAGAGTTCAGGAAGGTGGTCGAGAATTTAGAGTCCACCTACGGGCAGCAAGGGCAATAGAAAAGGCAAGGAGCAGGCAAGATGGCAAGGAAGAAGGAAGAAGAAAAGAGCGTCATTGACAACGTGGCTGACGCTTGTGAGAGCATGGGGGAGGTGGAGCTCGCCGGGATAGCATTGGAGAGCGCGGACCCGCGCCTCCTGGACGTGACCCATATGGACCTCGACCGGCACGTGGCCATGCAGCCGGCGGCGATGGCCTACTACGGCTCGCTGCTCAAGGACGCCTCGCGGCGCCTGGCGGCGATGAAGCGGGCGTATGACCGGTGGGAGAAGAAGAAGTACGCGGAGGCCAAGGTGAGCGCGGGCAGCAGCAGTACCGGGAAGACCACCGTGGAGGACGTCAAGGCTCGGTTCATCGTTGACAACGAGCCGGAGATTGAGAAGTGGGAGAAGCAGCTTGACAAGCTCCAGTACGAGTACGACACGATGAACGTTTGGTTCGAGGCGTGGCGTCAGAAGAGCTTCAGCATCGGCCAGCACGCCGGCATCACCGAGGACGAGCGTTGGAACACCAGTGCGTCGATGAAGACGGATGGTGATAAAAGTTCGGACAGGAAAGGTGGCCTGGCGCGGGTAAAGAGTATAATTAAAAACAGGTCGTCGAAGGCGTAGGTCCGCTTTCGAATTTACTAGGCAAAACCCAAGGCAACAATGGCAACAAAGGAGGCCAGAAAAATGGGTGTTCTCGACAAGGTAAGGAAGTTCAAAAACAGCAGGCCGAAGAACGATGGAAGGCCCCGCACAATGGGCATCTTCCATGACTGGCAGGATGGCGACAACATCGTCCGTCTCGTTGGTGAGTTCTTGGAGGTGAAGACCCATTTCATCGCTCCGTCCCCGAAGCGGGGAGAGCGCGGGCTCTGTCAGGAAGAGGCGTTCAAGAAGGAGAATGAGAAGAAGATTCCGAAGGTCATCAACTGCCCGGACTGGGACATTGAAACCGAGTCTCCCACCGATAAGAAGACGTGTCCTATTTGCCGCCTGTTCCGTTTGGCTCGGCAGGCTCTCAAGGAGAGTCCCAACGAGGAGGAGAAGGAATACTTCGAAGGTCTCAAGTCGCTCTCTCGCGTCAGGACCAACCTCAAGTGGAACGTCTTCGACCGTGAGAAGCCCAATGTCACCGTCATTGATGACAAGGGCAACGAGAGTAAGCAGAAGGGGCTCAAGATTGCCACCATCGGCATGGAAGCCTGGGACAACATCGAAGGCATCTTCAGCCAGTGCGGCTTTGACATCACGGACCCGGACGAGGGCGTTGATGTCAACGTCATAAAGGGCCACAACGGGACCCGCGTCTCCTACTCGGCGCAGGTCGTGTTGGAAGGCAAGGGCGTGAAGTGCACACCTTTCGACGAAGAGGAGAAGGGAATCGTCGATAAGCCGCACGAGCTCAAGGCCATCTGTGGCAAGTCGACGGCGGCTCAGGCTGTTCTTGATGCCCTGCACGGTGACTATGCTGAGCTTCTCGAGCTGAACGAAGGCGATGACGGCGAAGACGGCGATGCCGGCGAAGACGGCGATGACGGTGCTTCGGAGCCGGCAGCAGCCAAGGAGAAGCCCGACGCTGACAAGGAGGAAGCTGAGGCTACCGCCGAAGAGGCTCCCGCCGATGACGACGACGATGCCCTCGTGGATTCCGGCTCAAAAAAAAAGAAGTAACTGAGCCTAAGACAACTGAATCTGAAACAGAGCAAGAGGCGGACGCTGGAGACGGTGTGCCGCCTCTTGATTCTTTTCCGCTCCTCGGCTACTGCGCCGACTGCCATGAGCCACAGTATGACTGTCCCAGCGGGTCGGTGTGTGAGAATGGTCACGGCGGAGCGGCGACCCTTGACGAGGTTCCCGTTTGTCGTGAATGCGAGAAGCCGCTTGGTCCGAACGTCAAGTTCTGCGCCGAGTGCGGGGCCTCGACGGCTGAGCCCGAGCCCGAGCCGGAGCCAGAGCCGGTTGAGGATGTGAAGCTCTGCCCTTCCTGTGACTCTCCAATCAACAGTGACTCCAAGTTCTGCGGGGAGTGCGGGCATTCCCTGGTGGCCGAGCCGAAGCCGGAGAAGGCTCCTGTGGAGGAGAAGCCAACGGAGCCGGAGAAGACGGTCAAGGTCCCCGTGAAGAGCAAGAAGAAGGACGAGCCTAAGAAGACGGTCAAGGTTCCCGTGAAGGAGAAGGAGTCCGAAGAGGAAGAGGAGAAGGAGGAGGAGCAGTTCGACTTCTCGCAGATTGACCCCGAGCAGGACTGGGAGTGCTTTGGCGTCATGATTGAGCCGAAGCACCGGGAATGCCGCGATTGTCCGTACATCACGAAATGCGCCAAGAAGGCCGGCGTTGAGCTTTAGGGAGGTCCAAGATGGCCAATAGCAAGAAGGAAGAAAAGGCTGAGAAAATCAACAAGCGCGACAAGCGGCTTGGCGGAGCGATAACGGCCCTCAACAAGGGAGACCTCTCCAGGGAAGAGCGCATCGCCATGATGTGCGAGACCATCAACAAGGGAGAGCACGGAGGCGTCAACAAGGACGCCGTCACGTATCTCGGCAGCAGGGATGTTCAGAAGCTGGAGCGCTTCTCGTCCGGTGACCCAGAGCTTGACGATGCCCTTGGCGGCGGCTGGCCCGTGGGGCGCTTCATCGAGATTTACGGTCCGGAGTCCGGCGGCAAGTCGACGATGTGCCTGCACGCCATCGCCGAGTACCAGAAGGCGTTCCCTGAAGCGGAGGTCGCCCTCATTGACACGGAGTACAGCTTTGACGAGGAGTATGCAAAGGCTCTCGGTGTCAACACTCGGTGGGTGATAGTTCATCAGCCGGACAACGGCACCCAGGCGCTCAACGTCCTGGAGGAGCTCATCAAGCTGGGAACTGGCTTAATCGTCGTTGACTCCGTGGCGGCTCTGACCACCAAGGAGGAGATGGACGGCAATCTCGGGGACGGACAGGTGGCCGAGCAGGCGCGTCTGATGTCAAAGGCTCTGCGCCGTCTGACTGGTGAGGCCGGCAAGAGACTGACGACGGTGTTCTGGACCAATCAGCTGCGTGAGAAGATTGGCGTCACCTATGGCGACACCACCACCACTCCGGCTGGACGGGCCTTGAAGCACTACGCCTCAATCCGCTGTTCCATCAGGCGCGTCGGTACTGAGATGGAGACGGTGGAGGGTGTGAAGATGGCCGTCGCCAACGAGACTAAGGTGGACGTCAAGAAGAACAAGACGGCGCCTCCCTTCCGTTCGGCCAAGTTCTACATCAGCTACGGACGAGGCATTGACCCGGTGGTCAGCAAGTTCGACGCAGGGGTCAAGCGCGGAGTCATCGAGAAGAAGGGCACCTGGTTTGCGTTCAATGGCGAGAACATTGCGCAGGGACGCTACAACGCCATCGTGTTCCTCCAGGAGAACGAGGAGCTCGCCAATGAGGTCATTAAGGCGGTCAACGTCGCCGTTTCCAATAAGGTGCCGGTCATCGCTGTCGAGGATGAAGAGGCTCCAAAAGTCATAAAGAAGCCTTCGTCCAGGAAGAAGAAAGCGGAGGAGGTGGAGGTGACCGATGTCTGATGGTCCGAAGCTGTTACTGGTGGACGGCCCCAACCTGTGCTTCAGGGAGTTCTTCAGCAAGAAGCACCTGAGCCACAAGGGAAGGGCCGTGGACGTGCTGTTCGGGACGTTCAAGAGCCTCGTGAGCTACCATAAGAAGTGGCCGGAGCATTTCCGAATCATGTGCTGGGAGGGCGGCTACGCCCGCCGCCTGGCGGAGTCGGAGGCTGCCGTCGAGGCTGGGCTCATTCCGTCCAGCTACAAGCAGAACCGCCGGGACAAGGCGGCCGAGCCGGACCCGGAGCTGGAGCCATTGTTCGAGCAGATGGACATTCTGAAGGAGGACCTGCTGACGGAGACCAAGACGATGCAGGTCCGGGTCAAGGGCTACGAGGGTGACGACGTCATCAACTCCTACGCGGACTGGGTGACCAGGAACGGAGGCAATGCGGTCATCATATCCAGTGACCAGGACTTCTATCAGTGCCTGTCGCCCAACGTCAGCCTGTTTGACGCTCGTTCGAAGGAGCTCTGGACCCTTGAGCGCTTCGAGAAGGAATTCGGCTTTCACCCGACGCTTTGGGTGGACAAGGGAGCGATAGAGGGCGAGATTGGCCCGAGCAAGGACAACATCTTCGGCGTTGAAGGATGGGGTCCGGTGACTGCCTGCAAGTACGTTTCCGAGCACGGCGACATCGACGCCATCCTGAAGGTGCTGCGCGAGAAGAAGAAGCGCGGTAAGAGGGAGGAGACGTTCCTGGCACAGGAGGAGCGCCTGAGGCTCGCCAAGTCCCTAAAGCGCATGGACGTGGCCCCGGACCTTCCGATGCCGCGGGTCAAGCGGCACTTCGACAGGGAAGGCGTGAACAAGATGTTCCTGAAGTACGGGTTCGCAAGTCTGTTGAAGGAGAGCTGGAGGTTAGTGTGACGGCGCTGGACAAGTACAGGGAGCTTCGCCACGAGGCGACGCGACTGCCGGCCGGGACGGAATATGACCTGGCGAGGGGCGAGATGAACCCTCAGGTGTATCGCCGGTTCGCCGGGCTGCTGCCCGAGGGGGCTTCCGTCTGGGAGCCCTTCGCCAACCCGGACGGACGCACGTCCCTGGTGTTCTCCGAGGCCGGCATTCGACTTACAGCGTTCAGCCTGGTGCCAGGGCATCCAGACGTCATCGAGGCGGACTCCACGACGGACGAGCCCGAGGGAGAGTTTGACGGGGTGTTGTTTCACCCTCCGTATTTCGGCTCCAGGCCGTTCACATCCGACCCGCGAGAGATGTCCTTGGTGTCCGACCCGGATGAGTGGCTCGTCATGATGGAGTCGGCGGCAGACTTCGCCATGGAGCACCTGAGGCGCCCTGGTGGCGTCATCTGCGCCGTTGGACGGAGGTATCGGCATGGAGGCGAGGAGGTAAGGTTGGACGAGTGGTTGGTTATGGCTTTCTGCGGGGCGATGCCGTCAGAGGTGTGGACGAGCGAGCCGGACGTGGCGATTATTATGAGGTGGCCTGAATGAGAATAGGAATAGCGGGATGCGCCGGCACGGGCAAGTCGGTGCTGGCAGAGAGGCTGGCGGCTGAGTTGGGGATTCCCTTCCTGCCGGCGAAGGATATAACCGGTGACATTTTGAGGAGGGATGGATACGACTACGCCTCCGGGCAGCAGGTGGAGAAGTTCCTGGCCACGCACGAGCATCAGCAGGAGATACTGAAGCGGACCAGGGAGCAGCAGGCGGCGGAGGAGTTCGTGACGGACCGCACGGCCATCGACCTTGCCGCTTACGCCATCCTGGAGATGGAGGGGCCGCTGAACGTGCAGAGGTACCTGAATGAGTGCAGGGGGCTCGTCGGCAGGTACGACTACATCTTCTTTTGCCCGTGGGAGGACAGGGAGATTCTGGACAACCACAAGCGGACGCTGGACCCGTGGTATCAGTTTGCCGTGCATTCCGTGGAGTTGGAGGTTATTACGCAGTTCGGGATAGGCCCGCTGCTCCTGGAGGCTCCCGAGGTGGACGAGCGCGTCAAGGGTGCGCTGGACTTCATAAAGGCCGTGGCAGAGGGTTAGCGGATTCTTTGATATTTGCTTCAATTGAAACAAGGAGTTTTTCATGGAACCGTTGAGGGATAACCTGGATTACGGCGAGAAGGGTCACCGTCCGCAGGATTACACCGAGGATGAGATTCGGGACCTTGCCAAGAGCATGTCGGTTGCGAGCAGGAACAAGATTGCGGCCAAGTTGGTGAGTCTGGCGAAGAGGGTCCTTGGAGCTCCCAAGCTCGAGAGTGGAGACAAGGTCAAGGATTCCGTCACTAAGGTGACGGGCTGGGTCTCCGAGAAGAAGGGGAACCTGTATTTCGTGAGCGTCAGCCGCAAGGACGACGACACCGGGTACTGGCAGGACCCGAAGAACCTGAAACTGGTCGAGAAGGCCGACGCAGAGTGGTGAGGTAATCATGGCATATCGAGCGAATGTGACGAACAAGGAGCAGAACGACATCGAGACGGCGCTGGACGACAGCGCGATTCGGTTGCAGTCGTTCGAGCTGACCGATGGGCAGACCGGGACCGAGGGCGTCACGAAGATGATTCGTGCATACGACCTTCAGGCGCAGGCCGACGCGGGGGGCTCTCCGAGCTCTGCCGTCCTGGCTAACAACCGGGCCCAGATGACCGTCAGGAGCCACAACGACAAGCCGCACAGGTTCGACGAGCCTGGCAAGGCGTAAGATAGATTCTCCCACCGGGCCACTCCAAGCCTGGTTGGTAGTAAGGGAAGAAAGGCCGCTTGGTGCGGCCTTTCGCTTTTTGGGTGTATAATGGGGTATGAAATTCGTATTCTACACAGATGTTCAGTTGAGCGGGCAGACCCCCCGTCACAGGGTCGACGATTACCAGGCCGCCCTCATATCCAAGATGGAGGAGATTTACAAGGCGGCGAAGGCGGAGAAGGCGGACTTCCTGGTCTGCGGCGGTGACCTGTTCAACAGCCACCGCATCTTCAGCTACGAGCTCCTTGGTCCGGTGATGGACGTCCTCTGCGAGAGCGGCATGGACACCTACATCATCATCGGGCAGCATGACATCCTGGGGTACAACCCGTCCACCTACAAGTCGTCGACGCTGGCGTTCGTGGTGAACCGGTGTTCCAGGCTCGAGGTGATTTGGGACCCGGTGAGGGTCGGGGATGTGCAGCTGGTCGCTTCTCATGTCTGGGAGGACCCGAAGGACGCGTCCCACCACGAGCTTGACGACGATGCCTTCAAGGTGCTCGTCGCCCACCATCTGCTGACCAACAAGAAGACGATGTTCGAGACGGTGAACACGGGTGACTTCGCCAAGTGGATGCGGGATGATGAGGCGGGGTACGACCTCGTGCTCTCCGGCGACCTGCATGACGGGTACGATACTCACGAGGTGGATGGAATGTGGTTCTGCAACCCTGGCAGCGTTGCTCGTCAGGCGATAAGCGATGCCAAGCGGATGCCGCGCTATGCGGTCATCGAGGCGTCGCCGGGGGAGATTCCGATTGTGGACGTGCGGCCAATCAAGTGCGCGGCCCGGGGCGACGACGTCTTCGGGGAGAGCGCCGCTGAGGTGATGAGGGAGAGGGGCGAGTTCGACCCCACGGCCTTCATCAACGAGGTGGAGGAGTTCGAGGTGGAGTCCTCGGATGTCCACGAGCTTGTCCAAAAGGTGGGCAGGGCGAAGGGGATTAGCTCCGATATCTTGAGTTACATAGCCTCAAAATCGGAAGAAACTGCGTAAATTTTTGCGAAAAGTCGTCTTCTTTTGCACCCTGGGGGCTATAATGGGGAAATTGAGGGCGTAGTGCCCTTAACCCAAAAAGGAGACCATCGGATGAGTGACAAGAAACTGACCCTTGATGACAAGTGGGGCGACACCTCAGGGGACGACGCACTGTTCTCCGACACGCCGAAGAAGAAGGTCAAGGTGCCCGAGTCCGCCAAGGCCAAGGCCAAGGAGCCCAAGGCCCCCGCGAAGCCCGAGCCGCCGGCCAAGCCCAAGGCTGCCGCCAAGCCCAAGGAGCCCACCAAGCCCAAGGAGACGCTGAGGAAGAAGGCGTCTAAGCCGTTGACCCTGAAGGAGAAGGCGGTTAACGCAATCATGCGGAAGGCGGGAGTGGAAGAGCTGCCGACGGTTGACCACCTGGTGCGTGGAAAGACTGGTCCGAGCATGAAGATTTCCAACATCGCCGTCTTCATTGAGAAACCGAAGAACGAGCTGCTGGCCGACCTCTTCAAGAAGATGCCGGTGGTGAACCGGGTGAACGTCAGCGCGCCGGTGGACCTGAGGCAGGTGAAGGTCGTCGGTTCGCAGGTCCTGAAGTCGGGACGCATGCACGAGCCGATTCAGGTGGCCCAGATTGAATCCGACGGGCGCCTGGAGTGCACGAGCGGACGCCACCGTCTGGCGTTCCTCGCGCTGGTGTACGGAACCGATACGGAGATTCCGGTCCTCATCGAGGAGAAGGACATCAACGATGCCAGGGACGCCGTGGTCTACGCCAACACCACCCGGAAGACCAAGGCGATGGAGAAGGCGGTTCACGCGGTTCTCGGAGCGGTTGGCGGCAACGCCGACGCCGAGGCCGATGAGCTCTACACGAAGACCGTCAAGACGAAGGCTGGCGCGAAGAAGTACAGCACCTACATGGTCATGCAGCGACGGCGTCCCGTGACGCTGAAGTTCGAGATGGGAACCACCAAGGAAGGCGGCCTCTCCACCGTTAACAAGGTTGAGGGGTTCTGGGGGCAGGCGCTGGATTGGTACAAGGACATGCCCCGGAAGGAGTTCGACGCCGGTCTCAAGGCGGCGACGCTGTTCCTGAACAAACTGGCTGAGACGTTCCAGTCCAACGAGTCGTTCGAGGTGGGCCAGCACATGGCGGCGATGTCCCTCGTGGCCATCGGCAAGTACTACAGGACGATGCTGGACGCCGGCGTTGAGATTGACATTGAGAAGCTCGTCAATGTCGTGGTGGCCCTGGGCGATATTGGGCGCGACAAGTCCGAGCTGACCTACGCCTCCATCATCAAGGCAATGAAGAAGTGATACGAGCCATCCACGAGGGCCATTCCGTCGAGTGGGAAGGTGACTTCCGGTTCGGGGCTGGCTCTCAGGACGCTGTTGAAGTGAAGCACGTAGCCCCCGCCAGAGCGGTGGGGGCTGCTTTCCTTTCCGGGCAGCGAGCCTGTCCCGTGGTGCATGTTGACCTGGACGGCAACGTCCAGGCGTTCGCGGTGAGCGGCGCCCACGTGCTGCCTGGTGACGAGAAGAAGTTCCCACTGAACATGTCATGGGCCCTTTGCGGACCGGGGGTCTCCGACCCGAGGATAGTCGCTGACCAGTGTCGTCGAGCAAGGCGCTCCACGGTGTCCGTATGTCCTCTTCTAGGGCCGTCGGCGGCCTTTGGGTGCGTGGTGGGGGCTCTGTACGCGCAAGGGATGGAGAGGCCCAGGATGACGCGCTTCTGCGAGCCATGGGATGAGCCGGTGGACGCGGAGGGCAGGGATTTCAACATGGAGCTCGAGAGCGACGGGCTGGGGAGGATGGCCCACGTCGTCCAGACGCGGACCCCGGTGCTCAATCAGATGATGAGGACGCCGGCAATACCGGCCTTCTACGGTCGGGTGCTGAGCAGCGGCGGATGGTGGGGCGACCCGATTTTCCTCATGCTGGCCCGGACGGCGCTGAAGTATTTTCCGACGGAGCAGCTGTCTCTGAGGACGTACGCCGCAACGTGGGTTCCCGTTGCCGTGGACAACACCGAAGAGTTCGCCAGAGTGTCCGGCTCAGGGTCTTCCAGGGTCAGGATTTTCGTCGCCTCGGAGCTGACTCCGGGTCTCGGGACCTTCCTGAGGTTCATGGAGACGATGTGCCACGAGGACTTTGTGGCGTCATCTGACCCGGGGGACGCCAAGGTGCCGTCCAGAATACCTCTCTTTCGGCACCGTAGCGCGTATAATATCAGTGCGGAGCAATTCAGAGAGGTGACCCTTGAATCTTGATAATTTTTATGATATGAAAAAGGTTCCTGACAAGGAACGGGTGAAGGCGGAGAAGAACGTCGTGTTGATAGTTCCAGATGCGGACTATGACGCCTCGTGGTTCTTTAAGGAGGCGCTCATTGACAGCCATGAGGCGGCGGTTACGTGGCCGAAGAAGTCAGTCGCCCTCGTGCAAGAGGTATCGGTTATGCAGCCGAAGGTGGTTGTTCAGGTGGGGCCGGAAAGAATTTCCAGGCGATACCGCTGGATAGGTGATAATTGCATTATTGAGGATGGTCTAAGGAGGGATATTCATGCGGCGTCCATGGACGGCTTCGTGGTCCTCCACCATCACGACGAGTACAGCCTGAAGGACGGCCTTGGGACGGTGAAGCAGCTGGCCAAGATGCTCAGGCGTCAGCGCCGGAGCTTCTGCGCGGTGACCAACCATGGAAGCGTGGGTGGCTGGATTAAGCAGAACAACGCCTGCCTGAAGGCCGGAATCAAGCCGATATTCGGGATGGAGGCGTACGTCTCCGACTACCGCGGAGACGACCCGGAGAAGAGGAAGGCTCACCGCTCGGCGAACCACCTCGTGCTCCTGGCGCGGACCGAGACTGGCTTCTTCAATATCATTCAGATTCACAACGACGCCCAGCTCAACGGATTTTACTACAGTCCTCGAATGGACCATGCCGCCGCGAAGACGTGGGGAGAGGGGGTCATAGCTACCAGCGCCTGCATGGCTGGTGAGATTCCAAGACTGCTCATGCAGGAGCCCTTGCTGAAAGAGGAGAAGGATTCAGACGCAGACTATCAGGCGTATCGGCAGCTTTTCATGGAGGAGAAATGGGCAAAGGCCGTGGAAATCTACGAGCACTACCGGGACAGCTTCGACGAGTTCTACATTGAGATTCAGATTATCGAGTTCGAGATGCAGAGGGAGTGCAACCGCAGGCTTATCAAGTTTGCCAGGGAGGTCGGGGCTCCCCTGATTATGGCGTGTGACAGCCACTACCTGGACTCCAGTCACGCGGACACTCACGACCTGCTCATGTACATCAGGCAGGGGAAGACCAAGTTGGACGCCGTCGAGAAGGACGAGGACGTCTGGGACTTCGAGGTCCGCAATCTGTTCTACCGCAGCGCCACGCAGATGGAGAGGGTGTTCTTTGGCGGCTTCGTCGACAAGGATAAGAACGAGTGGCCTCCGTTTGAGGACGCCGTCTTCACTGAGGAGGTATTTCGAGAGGCCATGGCGAACACCCTGTCGGTGGCCCGCAGGATAGAGGATATCAAGCTGGACGATACGGTCAAGCTGCCAAGAATGTATCCTGACAGCAAGTTCATCCTCCGGGAGAAAGCCAATGCTGGTTTCAAGCGACTGGGACTCAACAAGCATCCGAAAAAGCAGACCTATGTGAATAGGTTGCGGTATGAATATGAAGTCATCACCAAGCTGGGCTGGGCAGACTACTTTCTCATTATGGAGAAGATAGTCAGTGCGGCCAAGGAGGAGTTCTTTGACGAGGTTGGCGAGTGGGCCATCGGCTACGGACGTGGATGTTTTCATCCGTCAACTCGGGTGGTTATTAAGGATGGTTCTTCTAAATTCATTGGTGACATTGTGATTGGGGATGAGGTGGTTACTGATGATGGTTCAGTCCAACAAGTAGATGCGGTTCATACTTATGAGGTGGACGAGGATATGTTGGAGGTAGAGGTTGAAGATGGTCGTGTCGTTGTTTGCACAGCCGACCATGAATGGAAAGTTGTCAGAGGCGGAGAATGTGAGTGGGTTGAGGCGAAAAACCTCCAAGTTGGTGACGAAATCGTAGAAGTTTGACTATTCTCATATACATCCTACAGTAGGGGGTACGCCACAACTATAGGAGTCGATAATGAGTCGTCCAATAAAACGTGATATTCAGGATTTTCCAGAGTGGGTTCGTTGTTATGTCATTGAAAAGACAATGACGAGAAGAAAAAACCAATATTCGGAAGACAAGACTCATTCTGATTATTTGTCCATTGGCGTTGTTCCGTTTACAGTTATGAGTGAAAATGAATGCAAAACGTATTTGAAGTGGGCAGTGTCGGGGGTGTGCATTGTTTGTGGTTTCAATTTTGAGTCAGTATGGAGCAACATGTGGCTGAGAAAGAGACACAGGGGCGAAGAAGTTTGCGGACGGTGTTGTCGTAAAGAAGCATATACTGATGAATGGTGTAAAAATAATTCAAAATCCCAAAGTCTGGTTCAGGGAACTGAAATAGCAAGAGAGAAAATGTCTCGTATCCTTAAAGAGGTTCACAAGGAAAACCCAGATATAGCAAAAAAAATATCTATCGGGCTGAAGAAGGCATATAGAGATAATCCAGAGCTTCGACAGAAGATTTCGGCTTCATCTAAAAAATTGTGGGAGAATGTAGAATATCAGGAGAAAGTATCTCCAAGAGGATTCTATCACGGATATTTCAATTCAAAATTTGGTAAAATTTTCTACGCAAGTTCATGGGAGTTGTTCTTTCTCGTGTGGTGTGAGAACAATGAAGACGTGGTCCATTTCAGCCGGTGTGGTGACCGAGTAAAATATATCAAGCCTAATGGAGGCTCTGCTTACTATCATCCAGATTTTGATGTTCGAATGAGAAATGGTAATGTTGAGATTGTTGAAGTAAAGGGCTCCCGACAGGAGTGGGACATTATAGATAGAAAAAGAGTCGCTGCTGAGAAATACTACAAAGACAAAGCATATCGAATTCTCTTCAGGGAAGACCTTGTAAGAATGGGGTGTTTTGTATCAGCTAAAAAAGTAGCTGATTTTATTGAAAAACTTTCAAACGAAGGAACAATAGAGAGTTATGGCAAAGGTAAAAGCAGTAAGAAAATTTCCATATAAAGGGAATGTGCATGACTTGACTGTAAGAAACAAGCATTCTTACAATGCGGAAGGTATGGCTGTTCACAATTCAGCAGCCGGATGCTTGATTTCGTGGTGTCTGGGACTAACCGACTGTGACCCGATTGAGCATGGCTTGCTGTTTGAGCGTTTCCTTGATGAGGGCAGACCCGACCCGCCCGACATTGACACTGACTTCCACCCTGGCATTCGGCAGCGAGTGAAGGACCGCATCGTCGAGATGTTCGGTGAAGAGAAGACGTGCTCCATCGGAACCTACAGCAGCTATAAGACCAAGGCGGCCATCGTCTCGGTGGCGAAGGCGCTGGGGTACGACGTGATGGAGGCGCAGGCGGTGACCAAGGAGATGGACCCGCTGAAGAGCTTTGAGACGGACGACGGCGACGAGGTCGTGGACAAGATGGACCTTGACGAGCTCGTCAACCACTATCCGAAGCTGAAGGAGTACTTCCTGAAGTACCCGGAGGTCCAGATTCACGCGGCCGTCATCCGCAACCAGGTGCAGCACATGGGCAAGCACGCCGGTGGCGTCATCATTTCCGACATGGACCTGAACGGCAAGATTCCTGTCCAGTACGACAGCGGCAAGAACATCATCTCCTCCTGGGCGGAGTCGGGCAATTCGGCTGAGCTGAGCGAGGTTGGCCTGGTCAAGTACGACATCCTCGGATTGAACAACTTGCCGGTCATCGCCGACTGCGTGCGCCTGGTCAAGGAGAACCGTGGAATCGAGATAAAGAGGGCGGACATCCCGCTGGACGACAGGCGGACCATCAGGATGGAGGCGAAGAGCGAGCTTCGGGGAATCTTCCAGTTTGAGAATCCGGCGACGAAGCCGATAGTGGACGCCGTCGGCATGGAGAGCCTGAATGACGTCAGCGCCATCACGAGCCTGCTGCGGCCCGGTCCGAAGGACATGGGCATGCACCTTGAGTACGCCGAGCGCAAGAATGGAAAGCCGTACGAGACGCTTCCCTGCCTGGAGTGGATATTCAAGGACACCTACGGCATCATGGTGTACCAGGAGCAGATGATGCAGATTTCTCAGGAGCTGTGCGGCTTCGACGGGCCGATGGCGAACAAGCTGCGCAAGGCGTGCGTAACTCTTGACAGTGAGTTTGTTTCAAGGTCAAGAGGTCCGATAACACTTGGCAGGATGTTGAAGGAGGGGTATAAGGAAGACTTATTTTTACAGAGAGGTAGCTTTAGTGAGCTTAGTTGGGCACCAATTGGGGAAATATGGAAGACAAATAAGAAACGGGTGCGTAGGACGAAGTCATCGTCGGGACATTTTGTTGATGCCACAAGACTCCATCAGTTTTTGACAGATGCCGGATGGACGGCACAACAAAGACTGGAGGACGGAGACAGAATGGTTTGTGCTCGCAGGCTAGAATGGGATGGTCGTGATGAGATTAGTAATGACTTTGCCATAGTTGTGGGAGGATTGTTGACCGAGGGATATACACCTGTCGGCAGGAATGTGAGCACCTTTACAAGTTATGATGTTGATTTTATGGGTGTGTTTGTGGATGCTTTTGAGAGGGAATTTTCATGTAATGCAGGCAGTTTATCGCCCAATGGACAGGTGTATAGAATAAAGGCTGATGCGTGTCGTAAGATATTCAAGGTAATGTCGAAAGGATTGTCTGGAGATAAGTTCGTTCCAGATGTTGTAATGGGAGCAACGAAAGGGGTTATGAAGGATGTTCTTTCGGTTATGCTGGGTGCCGAAGGAGGAACGAGCGAGGACAATGGGACGTTTGAGTACACTTCCAAGAGTTACAGGATGATTTGCCAAGTCAGGATGATGCTTTTGAGATTTGGAATTAGGTCAATGCTGGGGGAGAAGTATCATCCTGAATATGGGGTTTTTTACAGATTGAATATAAACGAAGTGAAAGACCAGTCTCGTTTGGTTTCCCTGTCGTATTTGTGGCCAAAGGTAAAGCGAGATGCCTTGATAAGGCGTCTTGGCATGAAGACGAAAACGAATTTTACTGCTGACACAGTACCACAGAGGGTGGTCAGAATGATGATGCGTCAATATCCTGATGTCGGGAATGGAGAAAGCGGCACACTTTATACGAGCGATATTTCAAGAAGCAGATTTGAAAGGATTGCTTGTAAAACAAAAGACAAGAAGTGGATTGGGCTAGCACGGTCTGACTTCTGGTTTGACAAGTACTCCGATTCAGATGAGGTCGTGTCGAAACATATGGATGTGTATGACTTTAGGGTTGATGGAGATGAGCCGAACATGATTGTAAATGGGATGGTGATTCACAATTGTGGCAAGAAAATCAAGGAGCTGATGGTCTCCATCAAGAAGAAGTTCGTCGAGGGGGCGCAGCCACGCATCGACGCTGGAGAAGTGACGGCTGGTCAGGTGGAGGAGCTTTGGGATTTGGTCGTAAGTTTTGCTCGTTACGGTTTTAATAAATCAGTTGACAAAGATACCAAGGTGATTACATTAGATGGAGTGAGGCGCATAGAGGATGTGCGTCCCGGACAATTCGTCTGGTGTTTCAATGGAGAGTCATTTGAGCAGACAGAGGTGGTTGAGCTCCATGACCATGGTGTCCTGCCAGCCTTTGAGGTGGTATTTGATGACGGCTCCAAAGAGACTTGTACCATTCATCACAAGTTCTTGACGGAGCATGGGCAGAAGCCTCTCGGAGAGATACTTGAGTTTGACCTTGGAGTGTATGCTGATGTCGAAGGCCAAAGGAGGCTGGATTTGCAGAACGTGTGGAGACGTGTTTCCGACGAAGCGTGCCGCTGCGGAGCACCGAAGGGAGACAGGTCATTCGCAGAAGGGGCATCCTCAGATGACGGTGTGCGTGGGATGTGGCGTGGTGTTGCCGAAGAAGAAATGCGAGAGACATCGTGCGAATTGCAAGAAGGCGATAGAAGTTGCGAGTCAAAATCGAAGGGGTCGGGCCTTGGAGAATATTCGCAAGGCACAAGAATGGCAAAAGGGCGAAGGTCGAGAGGCTCATGTCAAGTCTCAAAAGAAAGCCTCATTGGCGGCTGCAAAATCACCAAAGGCTCTTCTCGCACGGTCAAAGAACATGACTGCTATCAACAAGACGCCAGAGGCAAGAGAGCGGGCTTCGAGGGTGGCCAAAAAGACATCGGCCAGACCGGAGATACAACGGAAAAGGGCAGCGGTATTGGCGAAATGGAGAGAGGAGAATCCAGAGAAATTTGCAGAGATAACAAGAAAAGCTCAGAAAGCCGCAAAGCCGTCAAGAGCCGAAGCGTGGTTACAGAAGAATGTTTTGGATGGATTGGAGTTCAAGCGAAATGTTCAAGTGAGATGTCAGAGTATTCGGAAGCAGACGGATTTTGTAAGGAAGGGCTTTTGGATAGAGGTGGACGGATGTTGGCACTTCGGAATGGAGTTCACCAACAAAAGGTATTCGTCGGAGAAGGTTCATCAGAGAGATGTAATGCTGAACATGGAAGCACAGAGGCGAGGCATTACTCTTGTGCGACTGGGGTTGAATTGCTGGAGAGGATATGGCAAGAGAATCCTCAAAGACGAGTGGCGAGAGTTGTTGGAAGAACTTTTGAAGAACCCAATTCAGGGCGTTTGGCTGTTCGGAGAGTGCTACACGCAAGGTTTGTGGGGACCAGACAAATGTACGACTTGGAAGTACATCACGAGTCCCACAATTTCGTTCTTGAAAGCGGATTAATTACATCGAATAGCCATGCTATCACGTATTCGATGATTACGACGGCTGAGATGTGGCTGAAGCACCACTACTTTCTGGAGTACATGACGGCGCTGGTTCTGAACACCAAGAGAGGCAAGGAGAAGCATGGTTCTGACGACATCATGGTGGACTACCTGAACTACGCCCGCAAGAGGGGGATTGAGGTTCTTGGGCCGTGGGTAAACGCGCCGGAGCCGGACTTCCACATTGAGGGAGACTCCATCAGGTTCGGGCTCGCCCATGTGAAGAACGTGGCAAGCGCTGCGAAGAATGTGGCGCTCATAGCTGCTAAGGAGCCGTTCCGCGACATGACAGACTTCCACGAGCGATGCGTGTACGAGACGACCATCAAGTCAGGGGCGAACGCTGGTAACGAGAGGGCCACGCGGCCGAACAACAAGGTGGTGGAGAGTCTGGTTCACGCCGGAGCCTTTGACTGCTTCGGAGACAGGAACGCCGTCCTGACCGAGTACAGCATAGCCAGGCTCGGTATTCCGTGTCCGACCGACGAGGAGTTGGAAGAGGGGCGCAAGGCCGTCTTGAAGGATGGAGAGGAATGCCCCGGAATCAACAAGGGCGATGCTGACTTCTCCGTTGTCAAGGGCGTTGGTGCCGTCGGTGAGCACATCAAGGCCATCGCCATGCAGGAGCCGTACGAGAACATGGCGGACTTCTATGAGCGGTGTGTTTTCGAGACGCAGGTGAAGTCGGGCAAGAACGCCGGGGCCATCAAGCAGTCGCGGCCCACGAAGCGCGTGGTGGAGAACCTCATATACGCTGGCGCGTTCAGGGGGTTCGGCGACGAGAGGACGATGTTCCGGGAGTACCACCTGGCGAAGAACAAGATGAAGCCGGTCAGCTTCACCGACCAGGAGATTGAGGAGAAGGAGGTTTCGATGATTGGCCTCTGCCTCTCCAAGGAGCCGGTGTGCCAGCTCTACATGGACCTCATCAAGGAGCAGAAGTGGACGACGCTGGGGAGTCACGGCAACTACGCCAAGCCAACCGTCTTCGGACGGGTGACGTCGGTGGAGGCCAGGACTTCGAAGGCCGGCAACCCGATGTACATCGCGAGGATGAGCGACGGCTTGGACAGGTTGGACTTCTTCGTGTTCAAGGGCGGCATGGAGTATTTCAGGGACAGCGTGAAGAAGGGCCAGCTGGCCGCTATCCCCTTGGACAGGTTCGAGGACAGCCTGACCAGGTTCTTCGATGACAGGCGTGAGATATTAGTGGTAGAAGAGTAAGAAAGGAGAATGACGATGTTGAAGAAAGGTGACTGCATCCGCGTGCAGACGAAGACGAAGGACGATGTTTTCGGCGTGTGCTACTACGAGATTTTGGAAGTCGGGCTTCGTGCTCCGGAGAAGGGGCGCGAGGACCAGATGGACGGATTGAAGGCCCGCATGCTGGGAGGTTCCGGACCGGCAGCTCGCGAGGGAATGACAATCATCGACTCGCAGTTCAAGATTGCCACGGAGATTGCCTCGGGCATCATCGAGGTGATGGACAAGGAACAGGCCATGAGGCTTCTCACGGCGACCCCGAAGAGGGCTGTCCCGGGAGAGGGCGTCCCACGTCCGGCGACCGGCGTGGTGGAGATGGACTGATGACTACCGTTGCAGAAGTTTTCGACCCGGACCTGATGATTGCAGAGTCGGACGCCTCGGAGGTCTTTGACGCTCCGGGCTCCGTGGTGTACAACGTGCGCTCGAAGCTCTATATGCCGTCCTCTAAGTTGAAGGATGGACATTGCGTGGTGCGGGCCTACACGAGCGAAATGAAGGTTGACGGGGACGGGTTCATCGAGTTCGCCATCAAGTGGAAGAGGGGCAAGGTGCAGAGGATTCCGGCTCCGTATCACCTTTTGACGGACGGGGTTCTGTTCGCCATGAAGAAGAACAAGCAGCGGGACTCGAACGGTTTTGGATTGAACCATGAGCTCTTCGCCCTGGAGTGGGAGTCGAGCGTCATTCTCCACTTCTTCAACGGGAAGCCTTGCATATTCATCGCCTCCCGTGAGGAGTGGATGGCCGTGGGTGAGCCAGGCCAGCGGAACCAGGAGCTCCAGGTGTTCATGGAGGTTCCGGACCACAGGCGGCTGCCGACCTCGATGGTCCCAGCCAGCGGAGCCCTCTGGCTTGCCGGCTGCGTATCCATGGAGGAGAAATGAGCGAAGTCGTCATCGTGACATGCTACGTCAGGGGCACGCACGAGATGATGTCGGCGTGCCTGTCCTCCATCCAGCGGCACACGAAGGAGCCGGTGAGCGTCATCGTGGCGGCCCAGGAGGGAAACCTCGACCAGGGGCTGTTCGATGCGGTGAAGTGCTTCACCGGCGAGATATCCGTGGAGGTTGTGGAGGTGCTTGACAGGTTTATCAAGGAAGGGCACGAGCACGGGTGCATCCTGGACCGGGTGTTTGAGACGGAGGTGTCGTCGGAGTACGTGCTGACCCTGGACTCGGATGCGATTCCGATGGTCGACGGCTGGCTCAAGGCGCTGCGCCTCATGATGACTGACGAGGTGTGCACGGCCGGCATCCTGCACCCGTGGGGTCCTCCTCCGGAAGGAATGAAGGAGACTCTGCTGGAGTGGAGGGTCCGCTCGCAGCACTGCTGGGAGACGACGCACGTGGCGTGTCAGATGATTCGACGGAAGGACGTGGAGGAGCTGAGGAAGATTGGCATCGGATTCGCCAGTGGCGACGACACGGGCCTTGGCATGGTCAAGGAGATGAAGAAGCGAGGAAGGGTCTGTGCCGGTTTTAAGCCGACGCGATGCCCTAAGCCGGCAGTAGAATTCGATGCGGAGTTCAACCGCTACTCCTGCGTGGTGTACGGAGACAGCGTCATCCACGTAGGCGGACACACGAGGGTCACCGTGGACGGTGACGATGCGGTGTTCAACAAGGCGTTCGGCTGGGCGGTTGACATGGTCCTGGAGGACGGCGGTGCCGAGTTCCTCCTGGACGACGAAAACGCGCACCGGTACGCCCTGGACCGTGAGGACGAGGTGTCAAGTGAGAAGATGCAGAGGCTTTTCGGCCTTGAGAGTCAGAGGATGAAGCCATGAGCGATGAACTGGTTACGATTGTGGTGTCCGCCGGCGGAGCGACGGAGAAGATGCTCAGGACGTGCCTGGACGCCTTGGGCAGGCATCAGGGATGCACCGCGTCAAAAGTGGTAGTGGTGGTTCCGAACTATCAGGGGGACCATAAGCTGGAAAAACTGTCCTATGCGAAAGGGGCAGCCTTTTGGCGCTTCGACGTAAGCAAGGACCATTTGTCAGGCAGTCGAGTTCATGCGGCGGTTCTTGACCAGGCCGTTCCTCATGTGGACACGCCCTATCTGCTGACGCTGGATGCTGACTGTTTTCCGGTTGCGGATGACTGGCTGGACGCCCTTATGGCTCCGATTGGAGGAGGGGCTTCGGTGACGGGTATTCTCCATCCCTACATTCCGCCGCCGCCGAGCATGAGCGTCACCAGCGTCGAGTACAGAATCCGTTCACAGCTGTGCGAGCGAAACACCCACGTGGCGTGCCAGCTGGTCGGGGTGAAGACGCTGACGAATCGACTACAGGTGGGATTCTCCGACGGCGACGACACCGGCCTGGCGATTCCTACGAAGGCCCGTGAAATGGGCATGAAGGTGTGCGGGCTGAAGTTGAGCGGATGCGCGTTCCCGTCCGACGCTCACCCGATGCTCGATTCGAATAGAGAGTTCTGCCTGCTGTTCGGCGACAAGGTCTATCACCATGGTGGAGGCTGCCGCGAGGAGCAGGACAAGGGGACTCCGGCTTCCATGTGGGAAAGGGTTCGCGAGAAGGTGCTGAGGTGGGGTGCCGAGTTCCTTCTTGAGGAGGGGAACGCCTACCGATACTCGTTCGAGAATGAGGAGGAGGTGGCGGACGAGATGGTCAAGGGTATCACCAGGGGCATGCAGATTTACCTGGAAACACATGACAGAGTATTTGAGGATTAGACTATGAAGGGAATCATCTTAGCCGGAGGAAAGGGGACGAGGATGCTGCCCCTGACGAAAGTGACGTCAAAGCACTTGCTGCCGGTTGGTGGCAAGCCGATGCTTCAGCACTCCATCGACAAGATGGTGGAGGCTGGCATAACGGAAATCATGATAGTGACGGGAGGCGAGCATCTTGGTGCCATCGCTGAGTTCTGCGGTTCCGGAAAGGATTTCGGTTGTGAGTTCACGTATCGTGTGCAGGACGAGGCTGGAGGCATTGCCCAGGCGCTTGGTTTGGCGAACGGATTCATCCGAGAGGGTGAGCAGATGTGCGTCATCTTGGGTGACAACATCTTCAAGGACGACCTGAAGTTTGCCGTTGAGCAGAGCGAGCGTCATCTGGCACAGGCCATGGTAATGGTAAAGGAAGTACCAGACCCAAAGAGATTTGGAGTAGCTGAGGTTCGAGCCTGTGTTGACCCAGAAGTGTGGGTCAACGAGCAGAGGCACCATCATCCCCTGAAGAACATGACGGACCAAGCCAAGTGGTTCCACGAGAGTACGAAGTTCATGGTCATGGGCATCGTCGAGAAGCCGTCGCTTCCCAAGACCAATTTTGCCGTCACTGGTATCTACTTCTATGGCTATGAGGTGTTCGACATCATCGACACATTGAAGCCGAGCCATCGTGGCGAGCTGGAAATCACCGACGTAAACAACGAGTATGTCAGACGCAGGAAGCTCACCTGTACGTTCTGGAAAGGCTGGTGGACTGATGCGGGTACTCCAAAGAGCTACCGAAAGGCTAATGAGCTGGTGGAGTGGACCACCGACTGAGAAGGTCTATCATCCTGACGGAAAGTTTGATAAGGACGCCATACTGAAAGAGATGGACCGCATAGAGCGGAAGGCGTATAAGCCATCTGTCATTGTGATGACGTCCGAGCAGAGAGATGACTGTATCAAGAGCGAGAACAGACTGAGGTTCAGTATTGGAGTGCCTGACGTCGAGAAGGGTGAAACGTTGTTTGGCCTTCCGATTGAGATTGCAGAGTGGCCCAAATGGTGCGTAGGAGTAGAGGAAGAATGGTAGGAAACGGACACACGGCATCATCGGGAGGCACATCTGCCACCATTGCGGTGAGCGGCACGACGACCTGCACTGCGTGCTGTTTGCCCTTTAGGAATGTTGACTCGTATCCCAATCCTGACTCGTATCCCAATCCTGACCGTCAAACGGGTCCATCTGGGCCTGATAAAAAGCCAAAGAGCGACCCGATACCTCCGTGGCTCAAGCCGAAGATGGGGAGAGACTGATGAAGGGTGTCTCCATCTGCGTGTTGACCTACAATGTATTCTTCTACAACAGGCTGGCGCTTCAGAAGATTCGCGAGATGACGAGGTTGGTTGACTACGAGGTTCTGGTCTACGACAATGCGTCCACGGACGGCTCAGCTGATTGGCTGGACGCTCAGCCGGAGGTGACGCTGTACAGGGGAGAGAGCAACTCGATGCGGCACGGGGAGGCGTTGGACTTCCTGACCAGGAGGGCGAACTACCCGGTGTGCTGCTGCCTCTGCTCCGACGCCTTCCCCGTCAGTCCGGAATGGCTGACGCCGGCGATGTACTTGGATGACGAGGTCTACCTGTCCGGCGCCCTGCGGGATGGCAGTCGAATCAGCAGCTACGTCTGCCCGTCCTACCTGTTCGGCTGGACGGAATGGCTACGGAGGCGCACCTTCGTGGACAACTGGCCGCACTGGGACACCGGGGAGAGGCTTGGCAGGGCGTGCCAGGACGAGGGCCATGAGATGAGGACCTGGAAGCAGAACTACGTCGGAGTCGGAGAGGGGTTCAAGAGGAAGCCCTGCGACTACAACGGCTGGGTCTGGCACACGTGGTGGAGTGGACGCAAGCAGGCGGTCCCCGGGCTTGCCGGCGTAGAGTTTGAGGAGAACTACCACGAGCATTCGAAGAAGATGCTGCGGGAACGGTTTGAGCTGGAATACTAGGAGATTTGAGATGAAGTGCACGATACCATTCACGGAAGAGTCGGTTAGGAAGGAGATTTGCGGACGGACCCTGTGCTACGCCGACAAGGATACGGGAGACCATCGAGTGAGGAGGAAGACGGAGCTGGTCCTCTTCTCGGTCCCGGGTGAAAACGGCGTGAAGTGGAAGGTGGACGAGGGGCGGCTGTCGCTGCTGAGCGACAGGGAGTCGGTCACGAACGTCATCGACTCCGTCGAGATTGCGAACAACGTGGCCTTCCTGTCCGGAAAGGAGTGCGGGACCGGCAGGCGGTTCATCCTGTACGAGCGCTCATTCCTCGGCACTGATTTCCAGGTCGTCATCTCGTCCCATGTGGACTATGAGTCGATGACCGTCAACAGGGCGGTCAGGTCGCTGCTGCGAGAGGGCGTCCCGGCTGAGCGTATAACCGTGGTGGTTGGCGGTTCGCCGGAGGACATGCCGATGGAGACGACGGGGGCCGGATACCGCAGGTTGCAGGTGACGAGCAATCTCATGGGGTGCACTGGGCTCGCGCCGCTAATCGACGGCAGGGTCGACGTCCTTTCGAGCTACGCGCTCCTGATGCACGACACCTGCGAGGTGTCTCCGGGCTTTGGTGAGACGATAAAGAAGGTGGACGTGGGCCTTCCGTACGACCTCGTCGAGGGGACGCTGGAGATTGGCCTGTGGTCGGGTTCCTTTTTGAAGCGCCTTGGCTCCGTCAATGGCCTTGGGGTGAATTCGACCCCGACCCACAAGCTGTTCTACCTGCTGAGCGACATCTGCAACCTGAGCTGCATGTGCGACGCCCCGAAGGAGCTCCGCTCCAGGGACGTGTACGGCACCGGCAACATCCGCAAGGTGACGGAGATTGCGGAGCTTGGGATAAGGAAGTACACGGGTGCAAAGGCGGTTGGAGGGAGGCCCTGAGTGGAGAGGGTCACGGTCGTCATCGCCAGCTACAACCAGCTGTCAACCCTTCCGCTGGCCATTCGGTCGATGGTGGTTCAGAAGGTTGCCCCTGAGAGGGTCATAGTGGCGGACGACGGCTCCTGCGACGGGACGAGGGAATGGCTTGACGCATCGCCGGACTGGCCGTTCCCGGTCTACTACGTCACCCACCGGCACAACGGATACGGGCTGACGGTCATCGAGAACCTTGCCGCCTCGTTCGTGGAGGAGGGGCGGATTCTGTTCACCAACGCCGACGTCGTCCATCATCCTGACTCGGTAGGCTCCCATGCTGGTGCGCGGAAGGGAGCCATCGCCGGCGGGAGGGTCTGTGAGATTGCCGCGCCGGCGTCGACGAGGGTCACGGTCCGGGACATAGACGACTTCAAGCGCTTGAGGTTCCTGTTCGACTGCAACCGGGGAGAGCTGAGCAACTACGAGTATATCATCAGGGACGCGGCGAACAACATCTACGGCATCTGGGGAGGGAATTTCTCCGTTGATATTGACGGCTTCAGGGAGGCGGGAGGCTTCAATGAGCGGTACCGTCAGCTGTACGGAGGAGAGGAGTCCGACCTTATTCAGAGGATGTTCAAGAATGGCGAGATGCCAGCCTGGGCGTATAATTCAACAGCCTATCATCTCGCCCATCCTCAGAGGGCCTATGGAGACATGGCTCTGGGCAATGTGAAATATAGAATGGAGTACCTGTAATGAATACAGTCGTGGTCAAGGCGGACGATGGAATAGTGCTGCCGACGAGCAACGGTTTTGGAATCGCGGCCAGGAGCGTGTGGAAGCAGGCTGACGTCTGGCACGCGGACACCGGGATTGAGATTTCCCTTCCGCCGTCGCTGACCCTGGAGATAGAGCCGTTTGACGGGGCCTTTGTTCTAGCCTGGTCGATATCCGGGCTCGTCACTCCGCCGCCTGAGGCGAGGAAGCTGCCGAGAGGAAGACTCGCGGTTGCGGTGTCCGGGACGGTGAAGCTGGGAGAGGATTTCGCGAAGGTGTGGATTGTAGAAAGAGACCTGGCTACCGTGAGGTTCGTTCAGAGGGACGAGTCGGGTGCCAGGATGGTCAGAGGAGATGCGAAGATTGCGTTTGGCGTTAAGGATAGAGAGCAGGAGCCTGGAGAGTGACCTCGTAGCCGGCGTCCTCGGTGACGTCGGAGACGTTGACGTTCTTAACCCGTGGGACGAGAGGAACTGCACTGAGAGGTACGACCTCGCGGTCTGTCTCGGGCCGGTGTCCTCCTGTCCGCGTGCCGACAGGATGGTGCTCCTTGTCATGGGTCCCACGCATGGACATCATGAGATGGGGTGGGACGACGTCGTGGTGACGTCGCCAAGGGCGCGTTCCAGTGCGATGAGGCATTTTGGGCACGGGGTCCGGGTTCACCTCAACCCTCCCCCGCTGCTGGCGATGCAGGCTGGGCGCAGGAGGCTGATGGAGAGAAAGGTGGAGGGCTTATGCGCGTCGCCAAGTGGCCCGCACGAGAACTGGCCCGTCATCAGTATGAGCCTGTGGTCTCTGCCGAATGAGGGAGAGGTGCCGTTCTCGGCAATGGAGTTCAACTCGCTGTGCCTGAACGGCGCCTACGGCATCTACAGGTACGCATTGGACGGATACGACATCCAGGTCCGCAGGCATCTGGCGCTGGGCTCGCCGGTGCTGGCACCGAGGGACGAGGAGGTCACAGGGGACCTGGCGGAGCTCTGCCTGGAGGATTTCGACGGACACAGCATCCCGGTTGACCCGGTTGAGGACAAGGTTTTAGTAGAGGACTACGTTGGTGCTCTTGAAGATATCGTAAGGAGGAAATGATGGCGGAGGCGTTGCCTGTTGTTTGCGTGTTCGGGGTAATGGGGATTAACCTTCAGTCGGCGCGGCCGGTGCCTCACTTTGAGACGTCGAAGCTGGACTGCCGGTGCTACCTGACGGATGACGACTTTAACGAGATACTGGCGAGGGACCGCCCCTCCGTCCTGGTGTCGTTTGGAAAGTCTGAGGACTTTCCCAATCTGCTGGGCGCTCCGTGGGAGGTTCGCAAGCGGTGGTTGAACTTTGACAGCACGGACAACCTGGACGAGGTCGGGGTGAAGGCGTTCCAGTGCTACCTCTACAACGCCACTGAGAAGAGAGACTCCGTCCCGCTGGTGACGGTGTTCACGCCGGCCTACAAGACCGGTGAGAAGGTCATGAGGCCGTACGACTCGCTCAGGAACCAGACGCACTCCAATTGGGAGTGGGTCATCGTCGACGACAGCGACGACGACGGGGAGACCTTCAAGATGCTGTCGGGGCTGGCGGACCGGGACCCTCGGGTCAGGCTCTACAAGGAGCACCGGCACTCCGGCTGCATAGGGAGGCTGAAGAAGACCGCGTGCCTCCTCGGAATGGGGGAGTACCTCGTCGAGCTGGACCATGACGACGAGCTGACGCCGGACGCCCTGGAGCTCGTGGTCCGAGCCTACCAGGAGCATCCCGAGTGCGGGTTCGTGTACACCGACTTCGCCGAGTGCTTCGAGGATGGAAGCCCGGTGGCCTACGGGAAGAACAGGGAGCTCGAGCCACCATTCACGGACTGGGGACATGGCTACGGAAGCTACAGGGACGAGGTCCACGGCGGCCAGACCTACTACGTGGCGAACAGTCCGAACATCAATCCAAAGACCATCCGCCACATCGTCGCGGCGCCGAATCATATCAGGTCATGGCGCAAGTCGACGTACTTGGAGATTGGCGGGCACGGGAACACCATTCACGTGGCGGACGACTATGAGATTATGGTGAGGACGTTTCTTGCGACCCGCATGTGCCGGGTGCCGAGGATGTGCTACGTGCAGTATCGCAACTTCGGCGTGGGGAACACCCACAGGGAACGCAATCAGGAGATTCAGAGGCTCGTCCGGTACTTCAGCCAGCTGTACGACCAGCGCATCCATGAGCGGTTCCTGGAGCTGGGCGTCGACGACTTCGTCTGGCAGGAGGGGAAATGCACCTTCCGGGAAATGGGTCAGATTGTGAATCAACCAGAAGAAGACCATTGCACCATAACCATGGAGGTTTGAAATGGCGTATGCAGTAGCGACGGGTTGGTGGTGCGACGGCACCAAGAAGCGTGGCAGCGTGACCTATGAGAGAGACTATGCCATGGAGCAGATGACGGGGGAGTTCTTCCTGGAATGGGTGCGCCGCATTCGCAAGGAGCTGCTTCCGGCGAAGGTGCTGGTCGTCGATTCGGACAGTCCGATTCAGCCGGTAATGGACACCGGCTGCGAGATTATCCACTTGACGGAAAACTTCTTGCACGCGTGTCATTGCAAGACGAAGTACTGCGGCTGGACCAGGGCGTTCCTGACGGGCGCGTTCTACGCCTTGATGAACGACATGGACTACGTCTTCATCGAGCAGGATGTCCTCTTCAAGGGAGACATCGTGCAGGCTGCCTACGACCACATCGAGTTCAGCGACGCCGAGTACACGCACGGCATCTGGAGCCACAAGTACGGCGTCGAGCAGAGCTTCGTGCTGATACTGAACAAGGCCATCCTCAAGTTCATCAACCACTACACGGACATACCGGAATCCGACAAGGAGATGGTGCCGGAGGAGAAGTTCAGCAAGATAACCGGCAAAATGGCCTTCTCGGCGCTGCCCTTCGGATACGGCAGGGAGAGGCCCGTGAACTTCGACGACGACGTATTCTACGTCCAGCAGCTGTCGCCGGAGGAGTTGGAGAAGATGAGGGCGCTATGAGTGAGCGAACGAGGGCCCTGGTCATGATAACGGCGCTCATGCTGTTGGTCAGTGGCCAGATGGCCTGGTGCCTCTGGGTCCGGAGCGGGGCCTTCGTCTCCGTCTCGTTCTTCCTGGCCTATAACCTTGTGACGGTCTATGTCTGGTTGCCATGGAGCGTCCGAAAGAGAATTCACAGGTGGTGACATGAATGTGCAGTTCGGCTGCGGGGAGAACAGGCTCCCCGATTGGAGCAACTACAACGACGAGGTCGACATAGCCAAGCCGTTGCCGTTCGACGACGGACGCGTCAACCACATCCTCATCGAGCACTGCCTGGAGCACGTGTCGCCGAACGAGGCGATGCTGTTCCTGGAGGAGGCCCGGAGGATACTGGTCCCCGGTGGCGTCATAAGGGTGGTGGTCCCGTCGGTTTCCAGGGTGTTCAATCTGGCGACCGATGAGTACTGCGCCTTCGTGAAGTCGAAGCGGTGGGGCGACGGAACCAGGGTGTCGACGGTCCGGGCCATCATGATGGAGCACGGGCACAGGAGCTGGTGGACGGCGCAGGTTCTGGAGGTGGCGATGACCGTCGCGGGGTTCGCGACGGAGCGCAGCTGGCTCGGGGAGTCCCGGCACGCGGCCCTCGTCGGGGTGGACGGACACCCGAACATCATAGGCAAGGAGTTCGCCAAGCTGGAGTCGGTCGTGGTGGAGGGGGTGAGGTCATGATACCCAAGGTCATACATTTCTGCTGGTTCGGGGGCCTGAAGGGGCGACCCGCCCTGGCTGAGGAGTGCATCGCAACCTGGTCGAAGGTCTGGCCCGACTACGAGGTGAAGTGGTGGCACGAGTCCAATCTCCCTGACAGCATGTACGCCTACAAGGCCATTCAGAGGCAGAAGTGGGCCAACGCGAGCAACCTGGTCAGGTTCTACGCCTTGCTGGAGGGAGGCATCTACCTGGATGTCGACGTCGAGGCCGTTCGAGACTTCGGCTC